TTTATAAGCGCCCAAACAGACCTTACTTCTGTTCCCTCTCTTAATCGAAATTCACATTGTATCGCGCCAGATGGCACGTCTATATCCGCCCATATATCAACGCTGAGAGAATAAGTTTTGTTTGGTAACAATGTGCGGAGGTTTAATAGTTTTCCAGCCGGAGGCGCATCTGCAGTTCTTGTAACCGCAATGTGGTCTACTCCATCTTTAGCGGTGTAACCAGTTTGAGAGCCATTGTTGTAAAAATCATTAAAACCTACATTAGGCGCAATATTAGGGTTCCCCGAATAATCATAGCCCCCGAAGTCGATGCTGTTACTGTACATGACTTGCAAGTTACCTAATTTAGAAATTTCTTCTTTCAGAGCATCTAACTTGTCTTGTAGCGTTTTAGCTTGACCAGTTAAATCAGTAATCTGTTGATTTAAGCTATCCACTCTACCTTTAATTTCAGCCATAAAAGCATCAAAAGTTTCGTTATACTTTCGAATCAACTCTTCCAATTGCGAAACGTATTCATCGGCTTGGCCTTGCGAAATGTCAGACACTCCTAGTGAGAAAAAAATGATGTCTTGCGTTGTTAAAATTTGATTACCTTTTCTATATTCTACGTAGCAGTGTTTATAATATCCTGCTTCACTCATAAATGTGCCATCAAGAGAAAATGTGACTTCTTCACTAGTTACGCTAGTTGCAACACTATCTACATAACGGTTAGATGGTGTTGTTCCTTTTAAAGTAAATGTTCCGCCACTCGTATCCATCTGCAAGCCATTTAAAAATGGTTTAACAGTCACCGTAATTCCTTTGTCACCTTGACGAGCCATAATAGCTTTGGTGTAGTTTAATTCTTTGCTGAAATCTAAAGCCAAATTATATAAACTGCTAGCCATTTATATACCTCCTTGCTAAAATTCATTTTGGTCGTATTCGTGCACATTATAATCATGGTCATCAAGTTCTAGACGTTGATGCTCAAAACCTTTTCTGTGTGCTACTAAATTCCAAGAAAATAATACATTAGGTGTATCAGTTTCAATTACAAAATACTCTGGTGTAGTTTCTGTTACCGCGAATTGACATAATTTATTAGGTGTTAAGAATACATGATACAAACAAAGCGTAACTGTTTCTGCATAAATAGGGTCAATTGGCACATTAACAATGCAGTCTTTTCCTACTACAGCTTCCCCATAATCGGCAAAATAATTTTCTGGTGTTTCATAGGCGTTTAATAGTCTTTGACCATAATTTTCTGTAGAGACACTGGCATTTTTAGTACCACCAGTAACACTAAAACCAGTAGATCGAACGTTAGCTATCGTTAACTTACCATTATACTTGTGAGATAACTCTACCCCAATACTATGGTAACCATTAACATTTGCCATGTTCGATGGTACACCAGTACCATCATTTCTGCTACCTGCCATCAAATCAAATGATGTAGACGTATTAACACCAAATGTACCATCATTAAAACTAAGTAAATACGCTGGAAATCTTGCATCACCCTTACTAACGGTAAACCCTTGTGCTTTATCTAATAATTGGAATCTGATATTTGACGTTGTTGTACTTCCGCTGGTAAAGTTTTCTGGTTTTTGTTTAAAATATACAACCCCATCACTGTTTCTTTTCCAAGAAATATCCCCATTTTTGATTTCTGTAGTAAAATCTGTACCTTGACTGGTTATTGTACCCCCTGTAATTGTAGAACCTTTAATCGTTACCCCTTCAATATTAATAGCCTTTAATACACCAGACGTAATAAAACTAGCGTTAAACACGCCGTCTAACGTCCATGCTGTTTCATATGTTCCGTTAATACCAGTTTTAGAAAAACCAATACCAGCGTTGTTGATTTGCAAAACATTCCGTGCGGTATTCTTATCTGGCGTGTCCATAATCAAAATACGACTAGGCGCTTCTTTAGGATCTAATAAAACATAACCACCATTTTGACCAGTAATCATATCAGTTTGATGATCTACAATATCATTGATTAAATCGCTGATTTCGCCGCCATTTTTCAATTGATCAATGGCATCATTAATCAAATTACTTATATTATTCTCTGTATTTTCTAAGAAGTTTGTTTTGACGTTTCCTACAACTAATTTATCGTATGAGTTAGTTAAAACATTAAACGTATATTCCACAATTCTTGCTGACATATTCACTTTTAACTGTGGATGATACACATCTACTCCGTCACCCATCGAAACTTTTTCTAGATCAACAAATTTTTCGTAGCCTCTTTGATGTCTCAATGGTACTAATTCAATCGAACCACTCACTTGTGGTTTTTGTTTATCTATGTTTGTTTTCAACCAGTCTTTAGCAGCTTCCCTTAATGTGGCCACATCAGTCGCTTTGTCTTTGAAATCAACAAAAGAAACATATCCAGCAGGATAATCCTCAACGTAATCCGTGAAAATGACTTCTTCTGGTAGAGTGATCTCGTCTTCTCCTTCTGAAGAACTGCTAATGAATGGATAAACTCCAACTAAAATACTTTGAGCATCTATCTCTAAGTCAAGACCAGTTAAGTTTTTAGTATAAATCGCTTTGATTTTATGATCCGTACCTAGCCTTTTTTCATGACGTAATGTGTTATTATCTTTTAGAAACTCACCATGAAATCGATCTAGAATAGATCCCTCTTTTCCACCAAAGAATTCTAAAAAATTCGCTTTTTCTATCTTCACATTAGCAAGCGTATCTACTAATGATGAGAAAGAAAACTGCGAAGGAATAGCTGGTTTCGCTAAAGCTTTTGCGTTTTTCCATGCCTGAGTAGCAGTGATTTTTTCTGTTCCGCTGTCATATTTATTCAACACCGATTTTCTTATATCATTGAAAATAGGTTCAGCTTTTACTTCTATCGTATTGCCTGTTACAGAAGTCTTTGCATAATAAATCCTTAGACGCTGTTTTGCTCGATTTTCATCTACATAGCACTGAATAATACGTCCTTCTACAATCAAATCTGCATTAGTTCCGCTTATTGGATAAGTACCCTGAAATATCTCGGCTCCGTTTAGTTTATTGCTAACAGTAGATGTTAACCAGTCTGACAAAGCGCCTAAACCTTGCGTATCATATAAATGTTCAGCTAAATTATTCGCGTCGTTTTTATCGTAAATAGTTATTAAATTATCGATCATCTATTTCACCTACCTTAACCCATTACGATAAATTTGTATTTTGCTCAAACCAGTACAATTAAAATAATTAATATCCACTTGCAATGTCGGATACTGCATGGTCTTCATTTTGTTGGACCGATCTAAAATATCTCCGTCCGATTGCTCTTCGTAGCAAAGCATCAAATCACTATCAATAACTATGTCAGTTCCCACTACTAAGCCTTCAAAATTAAACACATAATCATTTAAAATGAATTGGCATGAAGTAGCTGAAGGAGTGATGATAATCTTTGGAAAACTTTCTTCTAAACTATTATTCAGCAAGTTAAATGACTGTGGTTTATCTACGGTTATTGGTACGTCTTCTTGAACTCTTGCGAATGGTTTCGCAGTGATATTCACATCGAACTCTCCCCATTCAACGATATCGTTTTCTGCATCCCCAATATCGATAGTCTGGATAACATAATAGACGTTGGGATCATCAGAGAATTCTAATTTCTTTGCATAGTTTAACCAATGACGCATGATATAAAACGATTGCTTGAACGCTTGATGGTCTTCCACATCCTCTAAATAGTTATAGTGCAATGTAAACGACATGTCTTCAAACGAGTAATCTTGTACTAAGCCACCTAACCTTCCTAAAACAGAAGTTTCAACTCTCTGCCTTTTTGGAGAAGGTATAGTTGGTCTTTCAGCTAAAGCCAATTTATGCAAATAATCAGGAAATCCATCGATTATAGAATGTATACAATCAGTCATTTTTTCACATCCTTTTTAATACTAAAAAAACAGGAGAAATATTCTCCTGTTTAACGCCATGCCGAAGCATTATCATTTTGAACTTTTGTAATGCTATCAATGATTTGTTGAGTTGTCTGCTTCATAGTAACCTCATCTGCGTTACCATCAATTGTGAAATTGAATTCGTAATTGTTCACAGGTTGAACCGTTTGTGCCCTAGATGAAACTGAGGTGCTACTCAAGATACGATCCCCAATTTCTTGCAGCACAGATCTTTTCAAAGGTAAAACTGCTTCAGGTCCTGCTTCACCTACACCGATAATATTTGGAGAATTAAACACACTACCTTTCGCATACCAATCAACACCCAATGTTGGGATTTTCCCCTTCAATGGATTGAATTCTCCGCTCAATTTAAAATGTGGTAACGGAATATGTGGTATAGAAATATTCAAATTATCAAAAATACCACTGATTTTATCTCTAATCCAATCAATTGGAGCGCTAACAGTCTTTTTAATACCTTCCCAAATATTAGCAATCGTACTTTTAACATTATTGAATATGTCGGAAACAATACTTGTTAGATTGGACCAACCGTTTGAAATTGCATTTTTTCCATCGTTCACTTTAGAACTAATGGTACTTGTAATTCCGTTCCAAAGATTTGAAGCTGTATTTTTAATACCGTTCCAAACACCACTAATCCATGAAGATATGCTATTCCAAACACTTTGAATTACACTATTTGCTGCATTTGTAGCATTGTTTATACTGCTTGTCACACTATTCCAGGTATTTGATGCACTATTCTTGATAGCATTCCATTTATCAGTTAACCAGCTTGTGATGGCAGTCCACACGCTGATTATGCCGTCTTTTGTTGATTGGACTAGATTATAAACTATAAGCTTTATACTATTCCATACGGTACTAGCTGTACTTGCTATTGTATTCCACGTACCAGTCAACCAAGTAACAACACTATTCCAAATATTTATTATCCCATCCAAAATAGCATGGGATAAATTAATAATAAAATCTTGAATAGGTTGCCAGATTGCAATTGCCGTTTGAGAAATAGTATTCCAAGTGTTTGTTAATACAGTAAGAATATTATTCCATACCATTATTAATGTATTTTGTATGTTTTCCCATACACTGGAAAACCATGTCACAATAGGATCAAATACATTATGCAATGTAGTAATGATATTATTCCATGTATTCATTAGGAAATTTGTCATACTATTCCATGTATTACTTAAGAACTCAGAAATAGGTGTCCAAACAGCTTGCCACGCTACATAAAATAGCTGTTTAGCTACATCAAAAATGCCTACAATAACATTAATAGCCGCTTGAATAATTGATGTGATGAATGTCCATGGGATTTGCACAATACCCACAATATCAGCCCATATGATTGACCAAACTTTCTTTACGCCATCCCAAATATCTGCTGCCCAGTCAACAAAGTTCTGCCAAGTTTCTTTTACTCCTTGCCAGATATTTGATGCGCCTTCGGTTAAAGACTCCCATAAGTTATTAAACCATTCAGTTAATCCATTCCATAAGTCTTTTATACCGCTAACAAACTCGCTCCAAGTCTCTTGGACTCCTTGCCAGATGTTGGAAGCTCCTTCGACTAATCCGTTCCATAACTCTCCAAACCAATCAGAAACACCTTGCCAAATATCTTGAACCCAATCTACAAATCCAGACCAGCTTTCTTTAACCCCATCCCAGACTGTTGAGGCTCCGTCTTTTATACTTTTCCAGGTATCATCCAACCAATCTGTAAATTTTTTCCATAAACCACTAAACCAGTCAGTAATTGCACCCCAGTTCTGAAACGCTGTGATTACAATCGCTATTACAGCTGCAACGCCCGCTATAATTCCTATTATTGGCAGCAAAACTGTAGAACCAAATGTGCCAACTATCGTAACAACTGCGGTTATAACAGGAGCTAATGTGCTTAATAATGCTAGAATTCCTCCAAGAGCTAAAATGAAATTTTTCATTGGTCCATCAAGTTTACTCCACCATTCGGCTAATCCTTGCAAAGCTTTCGCGCCTGCTTGTAACCCTTTGATAAACACAGGCAATATATCTTCACCCAACGAGGCATAAAAATCTTCTAATGCTTGCTTTGCTCTTGTCATTTGGTTTTCTAAACCATCAGACTCCCTACTAGCCTGACCTGTAGCACCGGCTAATTTTTGCATATCTTCAGCATATTGAACTCGAACTGCTTGCTTGGTAGCCTCATCTAAATCAGACCATTTTTGCGTTTGTGGGCCTAATTCTTCATTTATTTTATCTTGCGCGTCTTTAAGTTTTAAAGCAGCCTCTCTTGCTTCTAAAGATCCTTCACCATGTTTCTTAATAGCATCAGCATACTTAGATTGTGCTTTTTCAACAGCTAACAATGACTCTTCACTGGCTTTTTTTGCTCCTTCAGTTGCTGGTATCAAATTATGCTTAACAGCATAAGCTGCCATTTGAGTATCATTAGCAAATAAACCTATTTGTTCTCCACCTTCGTAGTTCCCTTTTATGAATGAATTAAGAGATTCACTAGCATCATCCATAGATTTATCGTAAAAAGCTGCCGCATCTGCTGCTAACTGAGTACTATCGCCAGCTAACTCCATAGCTTCTTTGGTATCATATCCAAGTCCTTTAAACATTGACGTATATTGTGTAAAAACAGGCTTGATTGTATTTGGTAACATTCCAAATTCTTCAGCCATTCCCTCAACGGCGTCCTGTGCTTCCCCTTCTAAAGAGCCAAAGACTTGTTTAAATTGGGCCTGCATAGCTTGTGCTTTTCCAGCTGCTTCAATAGACTTACTACCTACATCAATAAGCTTATCTCCGATCACTGACAAGTGATCAGTAGCTTCCATTAAATTACCCATATCAAGTTTTTTGCCGATATCGTCTACTGTGGAGGTATCAACGTTTTTAGCAGCATTACTTAATTCTTCGAATTCTCTTTCCGCATCATTAAGCTTAGTTTTCATTTCTAAAGCTTCGGTAGATGTTTCTCCAAATTCTTTTTGTGTGGCATCTAATTGTTTTTTTAGCACTTCGATTTTTTGTTCAGCAATATCGCTCTGCTTGCCGACATATTCTTGTGCTTTTGCTAATTTTTCAGATTCGGTAGCAGACTTACCAGCAGTTGCTTGCCATTTTTTATATTCGGATTCTACTAATGATGCACTTGATTTTAGGTGTTGTTGCTCATTATCTAAATCCTTCATAGTTGACTCATAGGTTTTAAATTCACCTTTAGATTGAGCTAATGCTTTACTCGTTTTATCAATTTCGTTTGACAAACGTTGTTGTGCTGTTTGTTGATTAATCAGTTCTCTTTCAAGTTTCTGAACTTCGGTGGAATTTTCTCCATAATATTTTTTGGCATTGGCTAAACGTTGACTAGTTACTTCAACTTTTTGACTTTGTAATTCATACTGCTTTTCTAAAGAAGATAATTTACTTCCTAATTTGTCTGATTCAGAACCAGTCTGTTGTAATTGAGCTTGTTCTAGTTTTAATTCTGCTCTATTTTTAGTTAATTCAGCACTGATTTCTTTTAACGTAGATTTCAATCCGTCATCGTTAGCTATGAAAGTTACTTCTGCTTCTGTTCTCTTTTTAGCCATTTTTTACCTCCTTTCTTTAGTTTTTCTGGGATTGGTTTATTGCATAGTTTTTCCATCCTTCATAAGCACTCTTGTTGTAAGCCATTTGCAAAATGTCATCTAAACAGATATCGCTTAAAACCAAATCTGAAGGCATAGAAAAAACGTCGGTCAACATCGAATAGACATCGACCCACGTTTCAACTAAGAGCTTTGGCATTTTTACTTTTGAAGCTTTTTTTCCTTATTTGCTTTTTCGAATTCTTTTTGATAGGCATCTCGTGCTTGTTTGAACATCATAGTACTGTATACAGCTACTGCAACCTCCATATCAAAATCCCATTTGTCGATAAATTCATCGAATGAAATGTAATCAACCATGTTCGCTTGACGATAAGCTACATATACGGCTTTTGCACCTTGAATAACTGTAATATCCATAGAGCCTTTTCCCATCGACATTTTTGCAAACTCGTCTGTGTTAAAATCTCTATTGATCATCAATAATTTCTTGATATTCAGTTTAGGTTCTAAATTCAAAATTGTTCCATCGTTTAGTTCAATTTTTGAGTAATCTTCGTTCATTTTGCTACCTCCGTTTTATGTTTAAGCTTGTGTCGTTGTAGTAGTGGTTGTTGAACTCTTTTTAATCACATCAGCAGATAGATTCGTCATCCATTGATCTGTTAAGTCTTCTTCAAGTTCTGCAACAATTGCTTCATGATAGAATTTACCAAATTCATCTTGCATAACTTTTGTTTCTAGTTCTAACGCAGCTACTTCATCCGCACCATTTTCAATAGAGAATGTTAATCCTGTATTCGAAGTACATGCTAACATACCAACTAACTTGCTATTTTCTTCGAAGTCATCCACGATCTCTGCAGCAAGTGAGAAATCTTCGCCTACGGAATCAGGACCGTAAGAGTAAATGCCTGGTTTAATACGTTCATCTTGTTTCAATCCATTGAAACGTCGATAAACTTCCATCGGTACATGTGCAGTAATTGTTACCGTCATATTGATTGGTTTAGATTTTGATTTTACTTCTGTCGCTCCACATTTTTTAACCACCGTTTGCATTTCTGTTTCGCCATCTAATTGTCCGTTACAATCTGTTGCGATTGCATTTTCTGCGTTCTTAAAATTAAAAGCAATTCGTTTGATACTCACGTTATCGAACGTTGTTACTACAGTTGTTGTTTTAGCCATTGTTGTTCCCCCTATTTATTTAATTTATCGAATTGACGAATCAGAAGTTCTGTAATTGGATCAAGTGCAAGACCTAATCCTCTTCTCATAAATTCGTCTGGCTGATTTCTTTTAGAAGTACCTATCCCCAAATCAGGATATTTTAAATACTCAAATTTTCTTGTAGGTCTAATGATGAAACCCAAATTAATATATTGAGTCTTAAGTGGACGACTATTTTTTGCGTGTTGGTGTCCTCTTCTTAAATCTGCTTCAGAAACAGGAATTTTTTCCGTAATCCTATCCACTGCAATATCTGAACCTTTTGATTTCAATGCTTCGTTAATCAGTCGTTCGCTCTCGCTTGAATAGCGTTCCATCCGCACAAGAAGTTCATCATGTCCATTTATTTTTAGCTCCCAACTATTTTTAGCCATGACAATCACTCTTCAATAATCGTCTAAACGTAAATACCAATTGATCGATATAGCGATCTTGATTTTCTAGTTTTAAATGGTTGGGATCCATTCTCTGAAAACGAATCGAACGATTTTGAATCAATGAAATAATATCTAGTGAATCTCCTGTTAAATCTTCTCTATTTTCTGAATAGAAAGTTAGATATAGATTTTGACCCACGCTATATTTTGGTTCAGTGATCATTTCTATTTCTCCTGTTTCGAGAATGAAGTAATTAAAATCATCAGGTAGCTCATCCTCGCCAACAGAGTCTTGAAAGAGTTTTAGCTTAAAATGTTCTTCTAAGGAAGTTTTGATAGCAGAAATTTGCTTATTTAAACGTTCTTTTTCTTTAGAATTATCAATCACCATATTCACCCACACTTTCAAGATAAAAATAGATATAAAAATTATCGTAATCGGCATAGATAACGTTGTAACGCATACTATTGATTACGATAAAATATTGATCTTTATTAAATTTCTTGGCGATTGGATGAAATGGTGTCTTTACTTTCTTAGTTAATTTCGATCCCATCGCATCCATAGCTGTTATATCGCTATCTCTCATGGAAAGATTTCTAAATTTTAAAGAAGTGATTTCTGTATCTTCTACACCAATCTTTTTTCCTAATTCATTTCTTTTTGTGGTTTGCGTCAAAATCTTTAACCATCCATCGTTGAACGTTTCTTCGAGTCTACGATTATTCGCCATTCCCATCACCTGCAATATATTCTTGTAGCGCATAATGTTGAATGAAACCTAATAACTCACTAGCGAAATTTTGTTCAAACTCATCTAAAGCACGATTCCAGTCGTATCTACATCTTTCGATTAGCAATCCGTATTCTAAGCTTTCGGGAGAAAAAGAAAGAGTTGTACTCACTTTACTTTGAAGATAAACAGCATTTTTAGCTATCATCTTTTTAATTGACTCATCTTCTTCGTTCCAGGTAACGTAAATATTATCCTTCACAGCTGTTAGCAATTCTTCAGTCACTTGTTCAGGCGTCATCTAACCACCGCCTTAATTGCTTTAACATATGCGTAAGAGCATTTTTTCTTGTTTACAAATGATAAATCTTCATCAAAAGGCGTGGAAGTCACATATCTCCCTTTGAAAAATAAATCTTCGTCAGCTGTTGTTACTCCAGCATTGTGCAAGATTTTTACTTCTTTAACTTTTTCTATTGGATCAGTAGCAAAACAAAAGTTTAATTCCTCGTGAACTTTAGGACCAATATTGAAATACATCATGTTCCAAAGCTGTGCCCACATCTCGGCTGTCCAAATCTGTACATTTGTTTTTTGCCCTCTAAGGTAGCGATATAGCCGATTAGAATCCAGATAAACCTTTTTCCAATAATTCGCTTTAGGACGGTTAATAACCCACTGTGCGCCTCCTGAATTAGTGTTTATAGTTTCCAAAGATTCTACTGTAACATTTACAATATTTGCCATATCTTTTAGAATATTTTCTCCGTTTTCACAGCTTCTAATATAATCAAGACTTAGATAACTACAGCAGTCGCTACAATACCAAACATCATTTTTAGAAGGCAATTTGCGCAAATTAATTCTTTTATTGAAAATGACATCCGAATCGATATAGAAATATCGGTCGTCCTCACGCGAATGATCTTCTTCTAAATATTTCCACCATAAATATGGTTTAATCGAAGGAATATACTCTTTGTCGTCCCGCAGATCATCGTACACATGAACTTCAACGCCATATTCCTTCTCAAAAAAAATAGGAATCTGATCATCGTGTCTGCTGAAAAGCAATACGATATCTTTGATTCCTAGTTTCTTCAGATTAGTTAAACAAACTTCAAGCTCCCATTTAAACCGATTGATTGCCGGCTGACAAAGAATATACTTCATTCTGATCACCTACGCTTGTGTTGTAGTTGTTGTGGTTGTTGGTTTTGTAGTTGTAGTAGTAGTTCCCAAAGCGCTAATATCTAACACAATGAAACTATCGTTACGTTTAGGTTGTCCATTTGCATATTGTTTAGCTAGATAAATGCGTTCGTCTTCAACAAAATGGTATTCATCTGAAGCTTCAATTTTTAGTGTAGATCCTACACCCATAAAGTAATCTGAAGCTACCCCAATAACTGCTTTTCCTTCTGGCACAGCTGTTGACTGCAAGTCTGAAACTGGTACTGGCAATACTTGTACATATTCTCCATTAGCAGTTAGTACAGTTTTAGCTGGGAAAACTTTAGACCAGTAATCTGTTGGATTCACAATTAGGACCACATCAGAAGGATTTACATTACGATAAATCGGATCATCTACGCCTTCGATATTGAATTTTGATAGTCGTGCCATCAAATCGCCCATAGTTGCAGCATCTAAAGCTGTAATAGGTTCTGCTGTTTTTTCAGCATATTCTCCGCTAGTTTGTTTGCTCATGTCACGCATCATTCCAACTGGCATATCTTTACCAGTACCATCAACAATTGCTTGTTCTAATGCAATTCTCAACGATTCAACTAAAACAGTACGAACATAACGATCTAACCATACTGGACCTAAGTCAAGCATTGCCTTACATACAGGGATATAACCTGATAGCTTGAACTGCTTCATGTTAATTACGTCAAAGCCATTATCTAAAACTCTTTTAACAGCTTCGCACAGTTTACCCCACCATGCTGGATTGACTCCACGTGACACAATCCATTCTGTTACACCAGTTGTGTTAACAAAAGTAATTTTTTGCAATAGTGGATGAGATTGTTCTAGATCTTCAAATACGCGTTCAAATACAGTAGCTGGTACTAATTCTTCAACCCCTGCAAAACCTTCGTTATTCACCACTTCGTTATAGAATTTTGTTTCTTGCGTAGTTAACACACGCTGACCACGATTCATTAATACTAATTGATCTTGATTTTTTGCTGTTGCTTCTTCTAAAATTTTATCCTGAATTTCCTTAGATAAACTTACCATAGCTGCACTAAAAGATTCTTCGTTACCATCTTTAAAAGCCTTCATCAATTGGTCGCTTGCAGCTGTTACACCTTTTAAATTTTTAACTGTCATTATTTTGCATCTCCTTGTCCAAATGTTTTATTTAATGCTGCTGTAAATGCAGCAATTTTTTCTGCTCTTTTTTCTTCAACTTCATTCAAAATTTCTTCAACGCTTTGTTCTTTTTTAGCTTCAGTACCTGAGCTATTTTCTGCATCGATAATTTCATCGACCAATCCATAACTCAAAGCTGTTTCTGCATCCATAAACGATTCTTTTTCAAGAAGTTCTTGCAATGCTTCATCTGTGCCATTGAATCGTGTTTTATATGAAGCCTTTACTGATTTATCAATTGATTCCAGTTGGTCAGCAATCGTGCGGAAGTCATCAACATTACCTTCTCCATATGTGGAAGCGCGGTGAATCATCAATTGCGCATTGTTGTAAATTTTTACAGTATCGCCAGCCATTGCGATAATTGAAGCAGCACTAGCGGCTAATCCGTTAATCACAACGTTAACTTTTGCTTTATTTGACTTAAGTAAGTTCCCAATAGCAATCCCTTGAAATACGTCTCCACCGTTTGAATTAATTACTACTTCAATTTCTTCTTGATCACCTAGACTATCCAAAATATTTTTGATTCCCTTGTCAGTATTCCCTTCAAAGAACCAACTAGAACCAATAAATCCCTGAATAAAAATTTGCGGTACTGTGCCTTCATTCTTCACTGCTAGAAATGTTTTCATTGTCGTCATTCGCCTCACCTCCTTTCGATACTTGTTGGTTGTTTTTAGTTATAAATATTTCATCTGCCATCGCCTTATCAGAGCGATCATTTCCAACGCGTTCTCTTCCTTCGTTGATTGTAAATACCCCATTTCTAATGCCTACATCAATAGCGTCAACCAAATCTTTGAAGCTAGTAATCTTGATCATAGTTGTATCAACACGCACAAAATTCCCTGACAAGTATTCTTCTGCTTCATAGAGACTAGCGTTAAACGCATCCTGAATAAGTTCAGCAATTGGAATGATTTCGAACATTAAAAAAGCGTCCACTTGATCCGATAACCCACTCATGTCTCCCTTTAGTAGGTTTTTCGGAACGTGAAACGCTGCTGCTGTCATCTCAAATATGTCGTCTATTAAGTTTTTTATATCTCTTGAATTGCTTTGAAAGTTTCCGCTGAAATCTTCTAATGTGTACTCATTTTGTAATTGAAATACCGCACCTGCATTATCAGCTTCCATAAAAGCCTTAAATTGTGATGTCATCATTTTATTGATTTGATCTTGGGTTGTATTGTCTTGCGATCGGAATAAATTCCCTTTCAGTACGTATCTACGAGCGTTAGAACGCTTGTAAACATTCATAGCACTAGAAATGAGTTTCCCATACGCTTGATAATACGCATCGACTAGTTGCCTAATTTGTTGATCTGCGTATTTTATATAGATAACATCACTTTCTAGAAATTCTCTATCAAGAACTATGTTATTAATTTGCACTTGAGAAAACACATCATCTTTCAATGCATATTCTGTGACATCCCAACTATCCGCAATAAATATTTCGCTAGAATTATCAGATGGAGAAACGATCAATACTTCATTGTAGAATATTAATCTCCTGATCAGTTTTTTTCTAAATTCTGTTGCATTATTTTTCTTATTAGGAGCTACATTCAGCCTATAGTACAGATCATTCTTTTTATTTTTTCCATCTTCATATGATTTGAATTCCGCTTTACTCATCGCATTTGCAATCAAATCAATACAAGTTTCAATTGCAAATTTTCGATACACAAAATCAACTTGCAATTTACAAAAGTATTCTTCTAAAGGAACCGTTGCTTTTTTTGTGAAGTATCCTACCGCCTTTTGAAAAATCCCCACTTTCTCACCTCCTTTCAAGTTAGAATACTAGAGGAGTAAATCCAGTTCCTGTATTTTCTACTGAACTATTTGTGACTGTTACAGGAGCAGAATCATAAATATCATCCAAAAAATTCAAACCATGAAGGAATGAAAAAAAGCCATCCGTTTTTCTAGTTTCAGGTTCTATTTTTTCATAGCGTATATTCCCATTAGAAATATGCTCTTCATATACATTCATGCAATACCAACGCATAATTGCATCATCGCCAAAATATAAACGTTGATTAATAAAAAGGTCATCAACCAGATCTTTTAACATACCATGTGTAACAGATCCGCTTCGAACAATTTCCACAGTAAAACCTGCTTCTTCTAAAGCGGGCTTCAATATTTTTGCACGGTACATATCCATAGCGATTTTTTTAATATAATATTTATTACTCATTTCAAGAAACCAACCCACAATATAATCAGCTTCTATATTTTTTCCATGAACGATCTGTGATTTTCCTTGATCTATAGAAATATCTATAACCTCTCGTTTGATGTTTTGTAATCGAAGGGCTGATTCGTGGATAAAAGTATGTTGTGTAAAATAAACATCTTTATCATATTTTCCTAGCAACCCAACGCTGGCAAAATCTCGTCTATCAGCAAAATCGACTGTTCCTATCACTTCATCCATTTTTTCAGGAAATTCTTTTTCTTTCGTATGCAGAACATCATCATATGAAGCAACAGCAAATCGTGTATCTTCCATAGGTCTGTTCATTCGTTTTGTCATGAACGTAAGTCTTAAACCAGCATTACGTTGCATTTGAGAGTATTCTTGAAACATTTTCCGTTTTAAATCTGCATTGTAATTAATAGTTGGACAAGCTTTTTCCCACATGTCGGGATCATCAACTTCATTATCGTTATCCAAGCGACAAATAAATGGAAACAAACTAGAAAATTCTGCTCCATCCTTGTCAATTCCAAGTTCTCCAGAAAGAATCATTTTTGATTCTTCTATAATGTCATCAAGCGGGCCACCACGAACATGACCATTAGTTGTATCATAAAATTCTCTATAATCTCGAATTTTACCACCACCAGAAGTAGCCACATTTATCATTGAATAATCTTCATTTTCGTGAATTTCATCAAAGCGGTTTGCACCTGGTCGCTTCCCGTCTTTTGTTCTAGCGTTTGCCGTGTTATAACGAAGTTTGCTATTTGTAGCGATATTTTGAATAACTTCCTTCGTAGCTTTAAATACTTTTTTATCTAAATCAGGATGATCTTTAATTACTTTAAATACATCATCAAAACTAGTCTTTGCTTGGCTTTCGTTATTGGCATAGATATCAATATCATAATTTTTAATACCGTGTTTTGCAGTCAGTAAGAAAAAATTGTTCCAAGAAGCAAAACCAGTTTTACCATTACCACGTCCCATTAATGAAAGATATCTATTGAAAACTAGCGTTTTATCTTTTTTCCATCGGACTCCATAAATAAAACATTGTAGAAATTTTTCCCACGGAATTAATTCAAATGGAAAGTATTGTGCTGGTATATTGATTGAATCCTCTACCATTTGCTTATCGAAGTAAATATCTTCTCTAGTAAAGACTCTTTCTTCTAGATACTTTTTTAGCAATAATTGCTCTTTGCATACCTTGATAGTGCCTTCTTCTATAGATTTGAACCAATTTTCAATATGCTTATAACTCAGGAATTGATTCATTTGCTTCACCTACCAATTCAGGAGTAATGGCAAGTTTATCCAACATCAATCCCATTTGTTTGTTGACAGAAACAAGCAACGCTACTGATTCATTCTTTTTACCATTCTCCAATCTAATGCCGTTCTCGGATATATCTTCTTCCAGTGATATCGCCGTTTCCCATAAACTGATATAACGATCAACATTATCTAAGAATGGCTCAATATTTGTTTTCTGACTTTCCAATTGGCTTATTAAAGAGCGGCGTAATTTTTCTCTGTAGCGATTTTGAGACAATTCGTTTTTAAACATTTTAGCCCTCCTTTCATGATAAAGTTCGAAAAAATCTCTTTTCCTGACAGCCCCCTCCGTTTCATCACCCCCAAAAAATTTGCGATTTATTTTAAGGGGGGGTTATCTCACCATCGGAATGAAAGCTTCAGCGAAGTCAATGTAATAATTAATCTCTTCAATGCCATATCCAAAAACATTTTTTATTCTTTCAACATTATTATCTTTATTTAACGCTTCTCTTACTTGGTTCACTTTGTATTTACTACAACAGTTATCTGATAACAGATCCCTAATACCTACATAGCGAACGTATATCAAACGTTTAATCAATCCTTGTGTATAAGATGAATACTCTTCAATCTTTTCTGTATCATACTCTCTGCCATTGTCATTGATGATCATGCACTTACCACCTTTCACTTGCGTCGAAGTTAGCAAAGCTTTCTATCTTCTTCTCTTGTTTATCTAGTGCTGTAAGATATCTGCCATGAACTTCATTATGATGTTCAACACATAAACAAATAAGATTATCTAAATCTAAAGCTAAGTCAGGTCTATCCTTGACTTCCTTTATATGATGAACGTTCTCTACTCTATGATACTTACCTAGTCTTCTACACTCTTGGCATTCATAGTGATCTCGTTTCATCGCTTTCTCCCTAAGCCTTCGCCATTTAGGAGACTGGTAGAACTTAACCAAACGATCTTCTCTTATCAACTGTAATAGCCATCTATAGAATTCCTCGGGCATGCTCCGTCTCCTTTCGCAATCTTATTTAATGCTTAGCTATTCTTTTGCCATAAAATGGAATAACTTCATTGCTTTCCTTTCGTTTATATGTATCACTCTTTATATGTATCGCTCTTTATTGGCCTTCTATACTTTCGTACTATCTCACCGTTACCATTTTGCACAGTGATTACTTCATACTTCTGTTCTAAGTATTGCGGTCTATACATTGTTGTTACCTCCTTTGTGCAAAATAAAAAGACCACTCAAAGAGTGATCTCATATGTAATAGCAACCTACACACAGACAAGTCTAATACTTCCTGCGCCTACCCACTTCCTCAATACCTCGGTTGCTAATTGACAGGTGTGTGTCAGTTGAGGTTCCCAGCTCTGACACTAAACCCAACGATAGGACATCTCTGTCAGATATAGTCCGTTTGAGTCGCTTTGCAGTAACAACTTTCCTGTCAATAGTTGTTATGCACCAGATATTGTGGGCGCTTGTGTCCCGATATTTAAACGTTTCTGAATAAATCCACCCACGCTCAACGTTCCTGCACGTTGTTTCAAGTCACTGGCAATGAATCGAACATTGCATGGTCAAATCATAAAACGTTAAGGTTATCCCTCGACGTATTGACCTTATTTTTAAGCGTCTACCTTTCCGCCACAGCGACACTATAAAATTATTCTTAGTGCTACTATTTTTTATTTTGCCCATTTTTAAATCCAATCATATAGACATTAAGACAGAGCGCAAAAATTGAAATTATTAATGGAATCATTTCTCTTCACTTACCTTTAGTTATCGTGTGAATAATTAAAAAAACAATAGACAGCAACGGATGATAGATAATAAGAACAATTTAGAAGGAGTTGAAATTCACATCCTTATTCTTAATATTTCCGCTGCTGTCTATCGAAGCTTAATTAAACGATGAGGGAGATTTCCTCCCTTACATTTTATTTTGTCGAGGTCCTGTTCCCTAATCTTTCGACACTACCATAATAACACTGGTAAATGGCTAAAAACCGCCATCATTCCGCCAAAAAACCGCCAAATTATTTGTAAGCAATTATTTTCCCATGTCTATACGCTTCTGCAAACTCTATCAGAGCTTCCGACTTCATCCGTTGTATACTTCTTTCTGAATAACCCACTTCACGGCTAATTCTGTAGTTTGAGAAGCTGTCTGGCACACAGAAGCTGTAGTAGAGTATCTGACGACTAATCAGACTAAGAGCCATCAAAGCCGCTAGAATCGCATCTCTCTCCGCTTCTATATCCATCATCTGAATGATAGCGTCTTCTTCCTTATTACCGTGCTTCGGCGCCTTCGGCATATCCGTAATAATCGGCGACTTAATATCTATCAAAGAGCGACCTGCCATCCGCTCCAAACGCCGAAAGTTCTTCAGCACATCTCTCGCATTACATCTTGTCTGTTTGAAATCTACCTCTCGTAACAATTGCATCAAGTCAAACCGCTCCTTTATGTGATATAATAAATGTGTTGGATTTATTGAATCAGTCGGAGCGATCCGGCTTTTTTTATTTGCCGAGTTACACTTCTCGACTTACATAGCTCACAATAGCTGCATAGTAATTTGCATAACCTCTCTTAGAAGTTGCTAAAGATATATGCTGAATCTCATTGTTTTTCGCAAAATCGTTTAATTCTTTTTCTAATTTATAGCGAGTGTCCTCTTCAAAGATTTTAAATTTCATTGTTTATAACCTCCATATCCACCAATCTCACCACTGCTAAATTCTCTTTGCTTTTAGCTGTCCATTTATCACATTCCATCGTGTTTTCAATACGAATGATTGCTGAGTGATTATAGAGATGCTCTACATATCCACGAAACGGATAGATGAACCCTTCTGCTTCGCAGCGAACCATGTCACCGATTTTGACTTTTGGTTTCTTACGTGTTTTAGGGTTCTTTGTCGGCATATCTAGCATTAAACCGCCGATACCATGACTACTAGCGTAAAATCCGTCTTTTAGTTTCATTCTTTTTCCTCCAATCGAATTGACAATGTATTCGCAGATGGTGATTCTGCTTTTTTTAACTGCACTATATCTTTATTTGCTGATCTTTCATCAAAATACTCCTGAGCTCTCCTCTTGTTTTTTGTAAAAACTGGCTTGCTATCATTCCAGTGATGGAAATAAGCTTTCTTAAACGAACCATCTTTGTAATCGAACAGATAAAATGCTATTTTGAACATTCATTCCGCTTCCTCCAAATCACTCGACTTCACGAATACACCATCTACCATTTTTCCTGTGCGCTCTTTGATTTCGTTGTATGCTTGGTTCAGACACTCGTACAAATCCATATCATTTTGCATAGCTAAAATAATCAAGGTTACTACTACGTCTCCAATTCCGTCTCTTAAACCATGTTCATCTTTTCTAGCTAGAGAAGCGGCAACTTCCCCAATCTCTTCGATCGTTTTTAACATTTGCTTGCTGGAATCAGCTTGATCCAATCCCTTATCTTTAGCCCACTGCTCTACTTTTGTGATTAGTTCGTCCATTATTCATTCTCCTTTATATATTTAAGTTGGATAATACAACTTGTAACAAATGAAGCTAATGTTAAAATTGTGCCGATTGGTGTTAAAAAACCGCTTTTTATCGTATTAATTAATATAGCTACAAATATCGTTATATAGAATAAAAAGTGAATTGACGCTAACATTAAATTAAACATCTAGTCCTCCTCGAAATACTCATTCAGTATCTCTCTATACTTTTCTACAAATTTGAAACGATCTTGATGAAGTTTCTTGCTCCAATTTGTTTGCCGATCCAGCTCACGCATCTGATCGAACCCTTTTTGAATTTCGTTGTAATAAAATTC